ATACACATTATTATAATTAGTTTTTTCATTCTTTTATTTTAATTGTTATATCATGCGGTGCATATTCGTTACCACCAAAATAGGGATATAGATAATACCTACGTATTAAACCCCAATTACCTTCAGGTCTTCTACGTACTAATGTAGTATCGTTATCTATTACTATTACATAATAAAACGTTTTTATATCAATTGTAGCGTCATAAATTACACCTGGCTCTATAGCTCTTATTGTAGCAGAACTATGTCTACCTTCTTCATGGCGTAACCAGCAAAGCTCTAAATTATTGTTTATATACCTCCAACCAAGTCTTATAGAGTATTTTTGATGACGCAAACCAAAATCACTCATGCCGTATATTTTATTTACATCATCTTGGTTTTCTGGTATTTCAGTTTCGTAATAAGCTGATTCATCTAATATAAACTTAAAACTTATTTTAGAGTTGTCTGGGTGGTTAATAAAACTACCTGAACTATGCTCACCAGCTGGTATTGTATAAACTCTGAAGCCAAGATCATCAACTTCTTTTGAACACGAAACTAATAAAAGAAGTATCAAAACTTTTTTCATTTAAAACTTTTTCTTTTTAAATGTTCGTTTTTTAAACGGCTTTCTTAATGATTTTCTTGATCTTACAGCGTTTCTATAGTTTTCTATTTCTTCGTTTTGTATTCCTAAGTTGTATTGACTCCAACCTAAAAACATCAAAGCTCTTTGCCAAGCTTCGTTTTGACTATTTAAAGCTTGTCTTAAATTAAGCGTTTTGTTGTATAATCTATTAGCTGGCACGTTAGTTAAAGCTTCTATATAATTAGTTACAGCTGACCACTGTGGGTTATCACTATCAAACATTTCCATTTGACCTATTATATTTTCGTTATAGTTTAATGTTTTTTCTGCATTAACTATTTTTCTTAATTTAATACCAAGAGGTGGTGAAAAGTTTGCTAACTCCATTATCACGGCGCTTTCGTCTTTAGCATATCCCGTAGCTTCTCTTTGTTCTAAAAATCTAATAGCCATGTTTTTTAATGTAGCTACAGCTGCGCCCATCACCCCAGCTCCTCTTAAAACAGAGTCAATACTACCGCTAAGCGCACGCTCTTGCTTGCTTAGTAACTTTTCATCATCTGGATCTTCGTCAAACATCATAAAGAATAAAGCAGACTGTAATCCATAAAATACTAAGTTTTGTATTCCAAAATAATATAATATTCTTGACGCGTTAGATATGTCACTTTGCAACAAAGTTTTATTAGGCGGCGTTATTCTTCTATTGTACATGTCTAGAAATGCTTTTTTACCTAATCTATTAAACTGTGATGTTACGTTTTGAAAAGCTAATACCCATTTACCAGCGTCTGAAGCTTGTTGTTGTGACGCCATATCTGGTCTAGCAGACTGTTGTGTAGCTTCTGCTATTTCTTGAAAATCAGTAAAAGCTTTTGACTCAGCTTCTTTTTTACTTAAGCCTTGCTTTATATAAGTATTTACTCTATTTCTGTAGAACAAAGAACCACCAGTTGCTATTGCAATGTTATCACCAATTTGTGTAGGCTTAAAACCTAATTGTAATAATTTTCTTATTAAACTTCTTATAGGATATTGAGACTCACTAATTTCAGCAGCAAGTTCAGCACCATTGATATCTGTTCTAATACCTCCACGTCTTTGCTTCATAAAAGGTGAGTTAAATAACATCGCCCAATCAGCCCAATATTGTTTTTGGTTTGCAAACGCTTTAGCAGCTTGAAATATATTATTGTCAGCGTAGTTTATAAAATTAACTATAGACATTTGCTGTAATACTAACGATCTTACGTTAAAGAACATGACAGTACCAACCGCTGCATTAACAAAGTTTGTCAAAGCGTTTACAATTGCATTTTGGCCTTTAGGTCTATTTCTTCCGCTTTTAATTCTGTAAAGCATATCTTCAAGAGCATTTCTAAAAGATTTACCATAACCAGCTTCAATTTTATTTAAGTTTTCTTGTGAAAATATTAAATCAGCATTTGCAAAAAACTCTTCAAAAAACTCAGCTCTACCAACTCTATCAGTAGCATCTATTAAATCCATTTTTATATTAAAAGCTTCCCAACCAACAGCAGGTGCTACGTAATCAGATCTTTTAGATATTACGTTTAACGCTTCAGCATAACTTAATAATCTAGCATCGCTTTTAACAATATTAGCTAGATTAGCCTGATCTGTTTCACTTATACCAGGTATAGCGTGTCCATGTTTGTCCCAAAGATATACTCTTATAGCGTCTTGATATGTAAAATCGCCGTCAGGTGTTTTTTTCGTAAACATATCTTTAACGTCTGGATATTGCTTGTTTAAAGATTTGTAATCACTAGTTATTGATTGCCTTGCTGTGTCATACTCTCTAAAAGCTCTATTAAGAGGTTTTACTAATGTTTTTTCAAAAAAGTCTCTATGAGCATCACCTTTTCTGCCTTTGCCTATAAAGTTATATAACAACCCTATAAAATCTTCATGTGATGGTGGTATAAAAAATCTAAACTTACCTTTGTCTGAACCACGTTTTCTAGCTTTTATCTCACTAAATCTTTTTCTAGATTCTATACCAGTTACATCTTCTAGTATATCGTTAAAATCATCGCTAATACCTTTGCTAAGACTAAGTTTAGCTTGTTGTACTTTTGATTTAACATCAAATTGATTTAACATGTTTTTAACTGCTTGCACGTTTTGTAAAGCATCGTCAGCAAAATAAAAGTCATTATATCCTTGAGCAGCTTTGTCTGCTACCCACAATGCTTTTGCTTCAGCCGTACTGTTGCCTAAACCTGTTATATTTTCTATAGGTATGTTTAAACCATTTGCTGTTAGAAAGTCAAATATAGCTTCAGCTGCTACAGCTGGTCTAGCTGTTAACACAAACATATTCTTTGGACCAAACTTGTTTTGTAGCTTTAATGCTTTTTGAAACAACGGTGCTATTTTACCACCAACAACTTTATTAAAGTCTGTAAAGTCAAAAGTGTAACCTTGATCTAATAAGTCTTGGTATTGGCTAGCGTATTGCTCTGCATTTAAAGTACCTGTATTACCATTTGGATCTGTAAACTTAACTAAAGATTTAGTAGTAGCTAAAGTATCATCAAAGTCTAATATAGTTATTCCTTTTGGATCTCTTACAACTCTAGAATTTATAGCTGCTTTACTAAGTGAAAGATCTTTTTTTGCGTGTACAGACTTGTTTGCAGCTGTTTTAAATTTCTGCACGTCTTTTTTATTTCTTATATTAAAGCCAGATGTTTTTTCTATATTATTAGTGTTAAAAAACGCTTCAGGATTAAGCCTAAAACCATAATACTTGTTTCCATCAGCGTCATAACTACTTTCAGATAAAAGTCTAAATTTAACACCATGCTTACCTTTTACAGAAGTAATGCCTAACTCTTGTTGAAGGTTTAAAGGATCCTTGCCCATAAAATGTAATCCTTTACCCTTGCCTTCGCCTATAAATAAAGCGTAAAAATTACCTTTTTTATTGTAAAGATATGTAGATACAGAACCGTCATCATCAATTGTAATATTAGATTTCTTTTTTACTTTTCTTATTGACTCGTGCCAAACAGGATCTTTAACGCCAGGCATTTGTGTAAAAATTACTTTGTTAATCATTTTACCAAAAGTAGGAGAGTCTGGATTATTATCTAGACTTTTATATGGTGATATTTCCGGTAGTTTTATTTTATTTAAATCTATACCTTTTGGATAACCAAACTCTTTAACAAGTACATCTTCAAACTCTTTAATTACTTCAAATACAGCATTTGCACCTTTTGTTACAATATCTTTAATGTTTTGGGGTAAAGTAGAATCGCTAAAAGTAAAATTACCTTTACTATCATAAGAACTAATACCTATTTTACCAGCGTTAACAGTTCCACTAGCAGCAAACTTTATTTCTAAAGCAACCTCTTGTCCATTTTCTAAAACAAACACTATGTCAGCGTTTTTAAATTTACCTCCTTCAAAATTAGCAGCTAAAAACGGCTTAATCATAACATCATGCTCGCCTAATGTATGGCCAGGCGCTAAAAACCCAGCTTCTTCAAATAAATTAAAAATTATTCTTTCACCTACATCTCCAAAAGTTTTTTCTCCTTCTAGTTTTTTTATTGTTCCATAAACTTTTTTTAACGCTGCGTTTAACGCGTTGTCTTTTTCCAAACCACCTCTGTTAGCGAGGCGTTTAATAGGGTCGTATATTG